CGCTATAGATGTGGTAGGTTCTGGTAGTCAGTATATAACAGGAGATGGTAATTTAGAAACCTTTCCAACTATACCTCCCACTGCAAATAATGCAACAATTACATTTACAGCAGGAACAGGTTTAGGGGGAGGAGGTACAATTACATTAAATCAATCATCTAATGAAACTGTTACGTTTACTAACTCCATAACTGATAATAATCAATTAACTAACGGAGCTGGTTATACAACTAATACTGGTACTACTACAGCAAGTAATACACAAACTTTTACAAACAAAAGCGGTAATATTAGTCAATGGACTAATAATAGTAATTATGTTACATCTTCAGGCGTAACAAGTGTAGCATTGTCTGCGGCGGGAGATGCTTTGCAAATTACAGGAACACCTGTAACGTCTTCAGGAACATTAGCTATAAGTTTTCAAGGAGAAACAGAAGAATATATAAACGGAGAAGGTGATTTAACAACTTTTCCAACCATACCTTCAGCCGCAAATAATGCTACTATAACAATTAATCCAGGAACAGGATTGACGGGGGGAGGATCTTTTACTGTAAATCAAAGTAGTAATTCTACAATTACTTTAAATGCAAGCGGCGGTGGATCAGTAACTTCTGTAGCTACATCAGGAGCTATAACAGGAGGGACAATAACAAGCACAGGAACAATAGGTTTAGACCAAAGTCAAATAACAGAAACAGGTAGAGTTACGGCAGGAACATGGGCAAGTAACACATTGCTTAATGTAACAGGGAGCGTAGATTACTCAAGTCAAGGAGAAAAAATTAATGTTGGATCAACAACTGTAGTGGCAGGAAAAGTTTATGTTTATAGTGCAGGAGCTTGGGTTCTAGCAGATGCAGATTCAGAAGAAACAACTAAAGGGTTGATGGCTATAGCTTTAGGAAGCGGAACAGCCTCTACAGTAGGAATGCTTACAAGAGGAATGTTTACTTTATCTTATGATCCTGGAACAATTTCAGGATTGCTTCATGTCAGCACAACCGCAGGTCTTTTTGTTAACGAACCTCCTTCGGGAACAGGTGATGTAGTTCGTATCTGCGGATATATTATGGACTCTACAAATGGTCAAATATTTTTCAATCCAGACAACACTTATATTACACTAAGCTAAGATGTCTATAGCTTTTATAAATACTCCTGCTATATCTGCAATAGCAAGACTGAATAGCGTAGTCCCTCTTAGCGCGGCCTCTGGTTTGGTGGGGGTTAATAAAGTAAACGGGATAGTAAATACTCCAGCGGGGTTTTCTAATGCTTATTCTATAGATTTAAATGGTAGCAGTCAATATGTTCTTTTAGGAAATCAAAATGGTACAGACATTAATCCTACCTCAACTAAAATAGCAACTAATGGATATTCTTTTAGTGCTTGGGTTTATTTAGATTCTTTATCAGGAAATAGTCAAATATTTTCTTTAGGAACTAGCGGAACACAAAACTACGGAGGTCTTAATTTTTTAATAAATGGTGGTGGGCGTATAGTTTTTCATGTTTTTGGATTAAACGGAAGCACACCAGGCTCAGGTTCTAATAATAGAAACTCAGCAGTAACAGCTCTTAATACTATATCAACAGGTAATTGGGTTCATGTAGTTGCTGTTATTCCTAATATGACTCGTACTAATTGGAAAATTTATCTCAATGGAGTAAGTCAAAGTCTTACGCTTTCAGGAAATGTAAATGTAAATTTAAATTATAATACAAATTCACAAATTGGCGTGTGGGCTAGAGGATCAAATCAAAATTATCTTAATGGAGAAATTAATAATGCCTCTATTTGGGACGGAACTTTAAATCAGACAAATATTACAGCACTATATAATTCTGGAGCACCAATAGATTTGTCAACTAATTCAGGTAACTACACATTGTCTTCTAATCTTATCGGTTGGTGGAGATTTAATGAAGGAACAGGAACGTCTTATTCTGATAGTGCGGATGGAGAGTTTGATGGTTCAGGGGTGAATACACCTGGCTGGAGTACTAATGTTCCAACATAATATATAACAAAAATATTTGTATCTTTGTTAAATTAATAACCTTAAAATAAAATAAAATGGCTAAAGAATCAAAAAAACTAACGGCAGAAGAATTAACATTACTTCAAAAATTACAACAAGAGTTTAATGGAGCAAAAATGAATTTAGGAGATACTCTTTTACAGCAATCTAAATTAATGGAGACTGTAGAGGTTATCAAGAAAAAATTTGGAGAACAAGAATTAATCTTGATGGAAAAATACGGGAAAGATGCGGTTATTAATTTAGAAACTGGAGAGGTTTCTGAAAAAGAAGCAGAAGAAGCAAAGATGGAAGTAACAAAATAAAAATGTCCCCCTATGGCTAAAATAAAAAATACCACCGCTTATCCTACAGTAACTCCTCAAGTTGATGATTTACTTATAGGAACGGATGTTAATGATAACAATAAAACTGTAACTTTTACAGTTGGCTCATTGACGGGGGGAGCACCAACCAATCAAGATCTTAATTCAGTATTAGGCGTGGGTAATATCTCACTGCTTAATATTGAATTAAATGGTACGGGATCAGCATTAGGTTCTAGTATTACAGCAATAGATATTTTTCCAACAACAATATCTGCTGGAGGACTGGGGGCTCATGGAACAGTTAATCAAGTATTAACATCTACAGGGGCGGGAGCTATAACGTGGGCGGACGCACCAGGGACTAGTCAGTCTTGGAACGACACTTTAGCTATTAGTCCAGTAGCAACAGCAAACCCAACTTTAAATGGTGTATTTACAATAAATGATCAGGGAGGGTTATCTATATTAGGAACATCTTATCTTACAGTAGAGGGAGATACTACGTTTAAGGGTATAGCTACATTTGATGATGGGGTAGATTTAGATTTTAGCTCTACTTCTAAAATAATTATAAATAGCTTAGAAGGGGCCGCTGGACAATTTTTACAAAATACCGCTACAGGAATGGCTTGGTCAAGCGATTCTACTTTAACAACACCTACATTACAACAAGTAGTAACAGCAGGAAACACTATTCTTGATAGCTCTATTAATCTTACGGGAAACGGAGGAATAAGTTTAGATGCAGGAAATGCAATTATTTCATCAGGAACTAATTCTTATTCAGGAACTAATAGTTTTACTGCTTCAGGATTACTTTCTACGGATTCGGGTATTGCATTAACAGGATCATTATTTGACGGAACAGGAACTGGATCTGCTGGGCAAGTTTTGTCCGCTACACTAGATGCGACAGGATTAATAGCGGGAGTTAGCTGGATAGACAATGCAGCCGCTCAAGATTTACAAAGCGTTTTAGACGCAGGAAATTCGGCAACACAAACAATAAACTTAACAGGAGCGGTTAAATTGTTAGGAGCAACTGGTGAGTTAAGCGTAGGAGCAAATGCTTTTATTTCTTTACTTGGAAATAGAGGTGTAGCCAATCAAGTATTGACATCAGGAGGGCCTAGTGCTTCTCCCGTTTGGAATAATGCAGGCACAGGAACTTTAACAAGTTTTGCTGTTGTAGACACTACTTTTATAAACTCTACATTAGATATATTATCTAACCCAGCAATTCCTTCTTTAAAAACGGAATTAATAACTTCAGGTTTAATATCAACGGGGTCAGGAGGTGTAATCGCTGGTTCATACGACACTGTAACAGGAGGAACAGGGTATTCTGTAGGAACGAACTTATCAACAACGGCAGTTACTGGAACAGGCGCAGGAATTGTTGTTAATATAATAACTACATCATCAGGAGCGGTAACTGCAAGTGATATTACTATAGTCTCTGGAGGTGCGGGATACGCTGATTTAGACAGGTTTAAAGTTAATCAAACAGGATCAAATGGAGATTTTCAACTTGAGGTTGATGGTATTGCAACGAATACTTATTACGGGGTTAATAGTCAGTTTACTGAACCAGCAGGAAAAGATTGGGATTTAGCCGTAACATCCTCTGGTAGTGTTTTAACTGTAACAAATTCAGACGGAACAAGATCAAGTGATTTCACGCTACAGGGCACAGGAGGAGCGGTATTTAGTAATACTGGAAATAATATTTCATTAGGATTTTCTGGATCAGGAACTGGAACAGTTCAAAGTATTACTTTAACAGATTCAGCGGCAGCAATATCTACTGCTATAACTGGTTCTGGATCATTTACTTTTTCAGAACAAGCTGTATCAGCAACATATTTAAGAACAACATCTGCTGTAGCTGGTTTTGGAATTACACTAAGCACAGAAATACCAACTATACAGGTAGTAGCAACTAAAGGTGGAACATTGCTTAATACTGCGTTAACTATACAGAACGGAAACGGAACAACAAACAATTCATTTGTTTTAGGAACAACGGCAGCACCATCAGTAGCAAATGCAGGAGAAGTATTAGCCTACAATAGCACAAGCGGTGGTTACATGGAATGGGTTGCGCAATCAGGAGGAGGTGGAATGACAAGCTGGACGTTATCAGATAACGCTGGTACTCCAAATACATCTGCTGTGTCAAATGGTGAAACGGCAACTATTGCTGGAGGAACAGGTATTACATCTGTTTTAAATTCAGGAACTAGAGTTTTAACTCTTACAAACACAGGGGTTACAGAATTAAAGTCAGGAATGGCTTCCCCAGGTAACACAGTTTTTAAGGATGCAGTTACTATAACTCCTTCGGGAGATATTGCTTTTGGAGACGCAGCAGTTGCGACTATTAATAATACTCCTGTAGCAGTGGGAGGAGATTATTTATCTAGTAGAGTATATAAAACATCAGTAAATAGTGGTGCAGGAAAAGGGGCTTCTATAAAAGTTCTTACAGTAACTGCGGGAGGAATTACTACTTATGAATTATACTCAACAGGAGCTGGATATGCAGCAAGTGATGTGTTATCGTTAATAGGAGGGGGATCAAACGCCGCTAATAAAGCTCAAGTAGAAATATTAACAGTTGTAAATGGTCTTAGTATATCAACAACAAGCATACCTAATAAATATGATTTATCAGCAACTGCTGATCCAATCTCAGGTAATACTGATCCAAATATAACTTTAACAGGATCAAATTCAGTAGTTGATAATTTAAGAATAAAAGGAACAGGAGGAACTACAGTAACAAAGAATAGTCCTAACCAAATTACTATAGATTCTGCGGCGGCATCAGGATTAACATCTTTCTCAATAATAACAAGCCCTGTAAGCACAATAGGAACAGTAGACACAACAAACAGTACAATAACTTTTACCGAACAGGTTAACACAATCAATGCAGTTGCTTATAACTACATAGGTTTAGATATTAGTGCAACAAATATTTTAACTGTAGGTTTAACCGCTCCAACAGGAGGATTAGACGGATCAACAGTAATAACATCATATTTAAGAGCAGACAACACATGGGCAGTTCCGCCAGACACTACTTACAATGTTTTTACTGGAGCTACTAATGCTCCAGCAGACGGAACAAGTGGATTAGTTCCTCAGCCTTTAGCGTCTACACTAGACTATAATAAATTTTTAAAAGGAGATGGGACGTGGGCTACGCCTGCGGGCGCAGGAACATTAACTGGTATTACGGCAGCATTACCAATAACAGTAGATTTAAGTACAGATCCTGCTGTTCCAGCTTTAGATATAAATACTTTTGCGGCGGCAGCTTCTGGTTCAGTAGCAGGATTAAAAGGTATAGTTCCTGCTCCGCAAATAGGAGATTACCAAACAGGGAAATTCTTAAAAGTAGACACAACATGGGCAATTCCTGACACTTATATTGGGGCGGTACAAAGCACATCAGTAGGAATACCTGGATACGTTCCTTCTGCAAGCGTTATACAAAATGATCATTTTTTAAGGGGAGACTCTACATGGGTAATACCAACAGATACAAACACATTATATACTGCTGATTCAACTACTTTAACTTTAAATACAACACAGTTTTCTATAACAACAGGAAGTTCGTCAGATTTAACTTTAGGCGTTACTCCTACACAATTAGCTGGAGCACCAGGAACTGGATCTTTAAATCAAGTTTTAAAGTCGGACGGATCAGGAGGATTTGCTTGGGGAAATTCGGGTTCTGGCGTTACAAGTATTAACGGAACTACAGGGGTTATAGTTTTAAAGGGCAAGGCTAATTCATCTATAGGACAATCAGCAGCTTTATCAGTAACTATTACTTCAGGAGGTTCAGGGTATAGTGTTGATTTTTACCCTACTACTTTTACGTCATCAGCAACAGGACTTGCTGAGGGATTAGTAATGGAAGTGCTAAGTGTAAATGTAGGAGGCGGCGTGTTAACTGCTTCGGTTTATGGAGGAGGAACAGAATGGGCAGTTGGAGATACTTTTAAAATAAAATACGGAATTACTGATTGTGTTTGCGCTGTTGCAACAATTTCACCAGTAGGCACGATAAATAATACAACATGGCGAGGTTTATCAGGAACTGCCTCAGACCAATCTGCGGCAGATTATGATAAGAATACTATTTCTCGTTTTGAAGCAAAAGAAGATGTTTATAGTAGCGGTATAATAGAGTATGTAGGCATAGGAGGAGTTGGGGGGTTTAATGAATACTTTATACAACTAGGAGAAACAGCCGCTTTTACACCAAGTAACGGAATTAATTTACTTGTAGGAAAGGATATAGGAATTATTACAACTCTAGACAATCCTAATATAACGATAGGTAAATATGGGGCTTTTGATTACTCAAATGTTCTTTGTGTTAATAATATAAGCATAGGTAGGATTGCTGGAACACAACTTACAACAGGTTTTGATAATGTTTTCATGGGAAATAGTGCAGGATTTTCCTCAACCAGTGCCGATAGCAATATTGGTATAGGAAATGATGCTTTACTAAGTCTAGTAGGGACTAAGGGTAACGTAGCTATAGGCTATCAAGCAGATAGATTCCTACAATCGGGAGAAAAAAATGTAACTATAGGGTATCAAGCCAAAGGTTCAGGAGCAGTTACCAATTCTTCTTTTGGTGTTACTATTGGAGCACAAGCACAAGATGCTGGTTTTGGTTTTTTTGATATATGTATAGGAAACTTCGCTGGATCAGGTGCAATAAATAATAGTAACAATCCTGAGTCTACTCTTAATACAGATCACATGAAAAGGGTTTATATCGGGTTTCTAGCAGGAGCTGGAAATAGCGGAGGTTTAGCGTTTAAAAAAAGATATAATGTGGGTGAAATTGCAATAGGAGCTAACGCTGCTCATCAGCAATCAACAACTAATACGGCTTCATTAGGAGGGGGTGTATATATTGGTTTTAGCGCGGGAGCTGGTTCGGTTGCACAATCAGAACAATCTAGTGCTCTTACACAGTATCATGTGGCAATAGGAGCAAGAGCAATGATCCATTCCAATGGTGGAAGACTAGGGCAAATTGCTATCGGATTTGAAGCATCAGTAGGAGCTATTGGAGTAAATATAGATACATACAATACTTCAACACAAGGTATAGCGATAGGGTATCAAGCAGAAGGACTAGAACAAAATTATGATAATATAACAAGAACAGGAGAAGGAAATATAGCAATAGGTTATCTGGCAGCAGGAACAGCAGGAGGTGTTATACAGGGCAACACTATAGCTTTAGGTACTAGTGCTATGGCCGAAGGAGCGGAGACGATAGCTGTGGGAAGACTTGCTAAAGCGGGAGGATCATCACAAGCTGGGTCAATAGCTATAGGGTTTCAAGCCGAAGCACAATTTGCTAATTCAGTAGCAATAGGTAGGTCTGCAACATCAACAGATGCTAATCAACTTGTTGTGGGGTCATCAACATACCCTGTAGGTACTGTAATTGTTGCAACTCCATCAATAACAACAACAACATGGACAGTAAAAATAAACGGAACAGATTATAAAATTCCAATGTATGCTGCATAAAATTAAATTAAATGAAAGTAGAATTAAATGAAGAGTCTATTAAACATATAAATCGTTTGTTACAATCCCTACCTATCAACACACTTGATATTGTTAAAGAGATTACAGAGGTTATTAATAAAAGTTTAGTAGAAGAAATAAAATAAAATAAAATGGATATTAGAAAAATTTCCATTGGGTCAGACTATAAGTCTGGATCAATGCACTATATAGTAGGGCAAGAGGTTTTGGGGGGTAAATATAAGATACATTTAATTCAAGCCAAGGCATCAGAATCTTCATATAAACTATGGGTAGTAAAAGATCAAGAAATTTTTATATGGAAAGAATTTTTATACACCCTTCCAATTACTTTAGAATATAATATAAACTTTTAATGAGAGCTATATACTCATTTATTGTAGAGCCTTTAAATAAAAGGCGTTATGATAACATTAAAAAATTAAACGATATTGATTTAATTACAAGCGTATCTGAAGAAGATCATAAATCTTCAAATAGATATGCAACTGTTATTTCTTTACCTTTAAAATATAACGGAGAAATAGAAGTGGGAGATATTTTAATTGTTCATCATAACGTTTTTAAATTTTACAACGATATGTATGGAAGAAGAAAAAGTGGAAAAAGTTATTTTAAAGAAAATTTGTTTTTTGTAGACGAAGATCAGTTTTTCTTATATAAGCATAATGATAAATGGAATACTCATGGGAAGTATTGTTTTATAAAACCTATAAATATTAAAGATTCTTTTTTAAAAAAATCAGGTAAATACGAGCCGCTGCAAGGAGTTATTAAATATATTAATAAAGAGTTATTATCTTTGGGGTTAAAAGAAGGAGATAAAGTTATTTATGAGCCAGAAAGTGAATATGAATTTACTGTAGATAATGAACTATTATTACGAATGTTTACTAACAATATAACAACTGTAATAAATGACTAATAAAGAATTAAAATTAGAAATTATACAGGCTGCTCAAAAAGCTGTTATTCAATTAATTAAAGTAGCAAAAGAAGATATTATTAAATATGATTCAGAGGATGAGTTAGCAGCAGATAGATTAAAAAACGCTGCTGCAACAAAAAAACTTGCTATATTTGATGCTTTTGAAATATTAAAAAGAATAGAAGAAGAAAAAAACTTATTAGAAGGTAATGTAATGGAAAATAAATCTAACACCCCAAAAGGATTTGCAGAGTCAAGATCAAAATAATATATATAAAGTATTAAAAAACTATATCCCTAACAGTGTAATTGCTAATAAAAACAGAGCAAAAACATGGGTTTATGGTTATAATGAAAAATATGATGTAATTATTATTTCTCGTGACGGAACTTTAGGGGATGTGTATGAGATAAGTAATGTTAAAATAGCCCTTCCCAAAACACCTAAACAATTTGTTAATAGTAAAGAAAAAAAAGAAAATCAATTTTGGCAAGTAGCGCATATTCCTAAAATATTAAAAAGAATCCAAACTATATTTCAGTGGCACGAAGCTCCTGTTAATTTTAAAGCAGAATGGGTTGATTATATAGAAAAAGAGTTTGACAGAAGAGAACAAGGGTATTGGTTTTTAAATAATGGGTTTTCTACATACATAACTGGAACTCATTATATGTATTTGCAATGGACAAAAATAGATATAGGTAATCCAGATTTTAGAGAAGCTAATCGAATATTTTATATTTTTTGGGAAGCCTGTAAGGCTGATAAAAGATCTTTTGGAATGTGTTATTTAAAAATAAGAAGATCAGGGTTTTCTTTTATGAGTTCTTGTGAAGGGGTAAATCAAGCTACAATTACAAGAGATGCTCGTATAGGAATACTTTCTAAAACAGGAGCTGATGCTAAAAAAATGTTTACTGACAAAGTAGTTCCTATTTCAAATAATTATCCTTTCTTTTTTAAGCCTATTCAAGACGGAATGGATAAGCCAAAAACAGAATTAGCATATAGAGTTCCAGCTTCAAAAATTACTAAAAAAAATATGTATGATATTGGTAACGAGGAGCTTGACGGATTAGATACAACTATTGACTGGAAAAATACTTCTGACAATTCTTATGATGGAGAAAAATTACAATACTTATTACATGATGAAAGTGGAAAGTGGGAAAGACCCGAAAACATATTAAACAATTGGAGGGTAACTAAAACTTGTTTAAGATTAGGTAGTAAGATTATAGGTAAATGTATGATGGGCTCTACTTCAAATGCGTTAGATAAAGGAGGTTCTAATTTTAAAAAACTTTTTGAAGATTCTGATGGAGGAAAAAGAAATCAAAATGGTCAAACAAAATCAGGTTTATATAATTTGTTTATTCCTATGGAATGGAACTTTGAAGGGTATATTGATCTTTATGGTATGCCTGTTTTAAATACTCCAAAAAAATCATTAATAGGTATTGATGGTGAAGAAATAAAAACAGGGGCTATAGACTATTGGGAGAATGAGGTTAGCTCTTTAACACAAGATGCTGATGCTTTAAATGAATTTTACAGGCAATTTCCTAGAACTACTTCTCACGCTTTTAGAGATGAATCTAAAATGTCATTATTTAATTTAACAAAAATATATCAACAAATAGATTATAATGACTCTTTAATGTTGGGTCAACATACTACAAGAGGCTCTTTTGCATGGCAAAATGGAATTAAAGATACAGAGGTGGTATTTAGCCCTAATAAAAGTGGTAGATTTTTAGTAACTTGGACTCCAGGAGGGAATATGCAAAACAACATAATTGTTAAGAATGGTATTAAGTATCCTGGCAATGAACATTTAGGATCTTTTGGCTGTGACTCTTATGATATTTCAGGGGTAGTAGTGGGAAAAGGATCTAACGGATCTTTACATGGATTAACAAAATTCTCAATGGATGATGCTCCTTCTAATGAATTTTTTTTAGAATATATAGCCCGTCCACAAACGGCGGAGATTTTTTTTGAAGAAGTGTTGATGGCTTGTGTGTTTTACGGAATGCCAATTTTATGTGAAAATAATAAACCAAGATTATTGTACCATTTTAAAAACAGAGGATATAGAGGGTTTAGCATGAATCGTCCAGACAAGAGATTTAATAAACTTTCAAAAACCGAAAAAGAATTAGGAGGGATTCCAAATACATCTGAAGATGTTAAGCAATCTCATGCCGCAGCAATTGAGTCGTACATAGAAAAACATATAGGGCTAGACTTTCAAGGGGTGTATAGAGATGAAGATGTTATGGGTGATATGTATTTTCAACGTACTTTAGAAGATTGGGCTAAGTTTGATATTAGTAATAGAACAAAATATGACGCAGCTATAAGTTCGGGTTTAGCTATAATGGCTAACCAAAAACACCTCTACACACCTACCCAAGAAAAATCAAAAATAAGTATTAACTTTGCAAGATATAATAATAAGAGTTCCATTAGTCAAATAATAAGATAATGAAAGGAGTAACAATAGATATAAAATCTACTGCTTTTCCTGATCAATTTGCATCTGATTCTAAGAAAAAAACAAAAGAATTTGGATTGCAAGTGGGTCAAGCCATACAATACGAATGGTTCAGAAAAGAAGGAGTAAATCAATGCAGGTTTTACAGTCAATGGTTAGAGTTCAATCGTTTGAGATTATATGCCAGAGGCGAACAATCAATTGCAAAATATAAAGATGAATTAGCTATTGATGGAGATTTAAGTTATTTAAACTTAGACTGGACACCAGTTCCTATTATTCCAAAATTTGTAGACATTGTAGTTAACGGAATGTCAGACAGATTGTTTTCTGTAAAGACTTACGCTCAAGACGCTATGTCTTCTGAAAAACGTGGGGAATTTCAGACTATGATTGAAACAAACGTAGTTGCTAAAGATTTATTCAAACAGATAGAAAAAGATTTTGAAATGGATATGTTTCAGGTAGATCCAGAAAGTTTACCAGAATCAGATTTAGAGATGGAGCTTTATATGCAAATGAATTACAAGCCAGCTATAGAGATTGCAAATGAATGTGCAATTAATACTTTGCTTGAAGAAAATCATTATGATCAAGTTCGTAGAAGATGCGATATGGATTTAATGACTTTAGGAATATCTATATGTAAGCATGATTTTTTATTGGGAGATGGTATAAAAGTAAATTATGTAGACCCAGCTAATGTAGTGTATAGCTATACAGAAGATCCTTATTTTAAAGATTGTTTTTATTGGGGAGAAGTTAAAACAGTTCCAATTGGAGAAGTTATAAAAATAAATCCCGATTTAAATAATGAGGATTTAGAAGAAATATCTAAATACAGCCAGGCTTGGTATCAGTATTATAACGTAGCGCAACAATATAATAACAGTATGTTTCAGAGAGACACTTGCACTTTATTATATTTTAATTATAAATCTACAAATAGTTTTGTTTATAAAAAGAAGAAAACTGCATCTGGTAATTATAAAGTTGTAGAAAAAGATGATGAGTTTAATCCTCCGCCAGAAATGATGGAAGAAGGAAAATTTGAAAGAGTAGAAAAAAGAATTGACGTATGGTATGATGGGGTTATGGTTATGGGTACTAATCTATTGATAAAGTGGGAAATGTCTAAAAACATGGTTAGACCTCAATCAGCAAGTCAGTATGCTATGCCTAATTATGTAGCTACCGCGCCAAGAATGTATAAAGGAGTAATAGAATCTTTAGTTAGAAGAATGATTCCCTTTGCTGATTTAATTCAATTAACTCATTTAAAATTACAACAAGTAATATCACGAGTAGTTCCAGATGGTGTATTTATAGATGCTGACGGAATGAATGAGGTGGATTTAGGAACAGGAAACTCGTATGATCCTTCAGATGCTTTAAGATTGTATTTTCAAACTGGTAGTGTTGTAGGGAGAAGCTATACTCAAGAGGGAGAGTATAATCAAGGTAAAGTTCCTATTACTCAGCTCACCTCTTCAAGTGGAGGACAAAAGATGCAAATGTTAATAGGCAATTATAATCATTATTTAGATATGATTAGGCAAGTAACTGGTTTGAATGAAGCTAGAGACGGATCTACTCCTGATGCCAATGCGCTAGTAGGTATTCAGAAATTAGCTGCTTTAAACTCAAACACAGCAACAAGACATATATTAGAGTCAAGTTTATTTTTAACTCAAACTTTAGCCGAGGCCTTATCTATAAGAACGGCAGATGTTTTAGAGTATTCAGATTTTGCAGATGAATTTGCAATGCAAATAGGAAAATATAATGTAGGAATTTTAGACGACATTAGAAATTTATATTTATATGATTTTGGAATATTTATAGAAATGTCTCCTGACGAAGAGCAAAAAGCTATGTTAGAACAAAACATACAAATGGCTTTATCAAAAGGAGGAATTGATTTAGAAGACGCTATTGATATTAGAGAGATTAAGAATATTAAAATGGCTAACCAGTTATTAAAGGTTAAGCGCAAGCAAAAACAAAAACAAGAACAACAACAGAAAGCGCAAGAAATGCAGATGCAGCAACAAAACAATATGCAAGCTCAACAAGCTGCTGCTCAAATATCTATGCAAAAAATACAGATGGAAACTCAATCTAAAATGCAATTAAAACAAGCTGAAGTAGGTTTTGATATTGAAAAAATGAAAAACGAGGCTGCATTAAAAGAACAATTAATGATGACTGAGTTTCAATTTGCAATTCAATTACAAGGAGGGCAAAATGCTCAAGTAGACCAAAGAGAGGAGAATAGAGAGAAAGCAAAAGACAAAAGAGTTAGCCAGCAGTCAACAGAACAATCTCAATTAATTACTCAAAGAAAAAACAATTTACCTCCTATAAAGTTTGAGTCTAATGAAGACAGTTTAGATGGATTTGATATGGCAGAATTTGACCCAAGATAATAAATAAAATTACATTAACTTTGTACAAATTAAATTAAATAAAATGGAAATAACAGTAAAAGAAATTACTAAAGAACAAAAGTCTACTCAAGAAATTGAACAAGAACTTTTGGATAAGCATGAATCAAGTTTAAATGCTGAACAGGCAATAAATAATGAAGCACCTCCTGTTGAAGAAGAAAATGCAGAGCAAAAACAAGAATTAGAAGACAAAACTCCCTCGTCAGAGTTAAATGACGAAGACGTTCTTAAATATATTAAAACAAGATATGATAAAGATATATCTTCAGTAGATGATTTGTTTACGCAAACAAAAGACAATGACGAATTACCTGAAGACGTATCGGCATATTTAAAGTATAAAAAAGAAACAGGTCGTGGTATTAAAGACTTTTATAATTTACAAAAAGACTTTGATACTATGGACGCTGATCAAGTATTGGCTGACTATTATGGCGAAACCGAAGAAGGTTTGGATGCTATAGATATTCAAGACTTAATGGAGGATAAGTTTTCTTACGATGAGGACGAAGACGAACCGAAAGAAGTTAAGAAATTAAAGTTAGTTAAAAAAAGAGAACTTGCAAAAGCAAAAAAATATTTCGTTAATCAAAAAGATAAATATAAAGTCCCTCTTGAGTCAAGTGGGGATGGGTTGTCTGACAAAGAAAAGGAAAGTTTAAATGCTTATAAAGGTTACATAGAAGAATCAAAAACTATTAAAGAAGCTAATCAAAAGAAGTACGATTACTTTCTCAAAAAAACCGATGAGGTTTTTAGCAATGAGTTCAAAGGTTTTGAGTTTAGTGTAGGAGAAAAAGATTTTACTTTTAAGTCTGGAGATGCTCAAGAATTAAAAAGTCGACAATCAGATGTAAATACTTTTTTAAGTAAATACATGGATAAAGACGGATTAGTTAATGACGCAAAAGGTTATCACAAAGCATTGTCGGTAGCTATGAATCCAGATAGGTATGCTAAGTTTTTTTATGATCAAGGGGCTGCTGACGCCGTAGATAATGTTTCTAAAAAATCTAAGAATATTAATATGGATGTTAGGCAATCACAGCAATCAGGAGTAAAAAACGGAGCAGGCATTAGAGCGATGGGCGGACAAAATGAAAGTGGAAGAGGACTCAAAATTAGAAGTATAAAAAAAATATAAACAATTAAAAAATAAAAAAAAATGCCAGTAAATGCCATCCCTGGGTTTAATCTACAGCCAAGCGCGCAGCAGATTGCTCAACCAACAAATTATTTAACTAACTTTAATTTTTTAAATCAGTATCTACCAGATACTTATGAAAAAGAATTTGAACGTTATGGAAATAGATCAGTAGCATCATTCTTAAGAATGGTAGGCGCTGAAATGCCAACTAACTCTGATATGATTAAGTGGGCAGAACAAGGAAGATTACACACAAAGTACACTGGAATGACAACTCCAGCAGTTGCAGGAGACGCAACAGCAATATGGACTGTACCTGCTCCTCAGTTAACAAGTGTATCACCAACATCTACTGCTCCAGCCAATGGGTTTGCAGCAATTAGAGCTGGTCAAACGATGATGATTTCATTAGATAGTAATGGAACAACATTATCTAATAAAGCAATTGTAACATTAGCACCAACAGCAGCAAATCCAGGTGTATTTACAGTAGCTTACTATGAAGGAACAGGACAAGCTTGGGCAGGTGCAAATACAACTGCTACTATGTTTATTTATGGATCTGAATTTGCAAAAGGTCAGCCAGGAATGGTTGGTTCTTTAGAATCTCAAGATTTAATATTTGACAATAAGCCTATTATTATTAAAGACCAGTACACAGTTAATGGTTCTGATATGGCTCAAATTGGATGGATTGAAGTTACTACTGAAAATGGTGCTAACGGATATTTATGGTATTTAAAATCAGAGCATGAAACAAGACTACGTTTTGAAGACTACTTAGAAACAGCAATGGTGGAAGCAGTTCCAGCAGATGCAACTTCTGGAGCGGCAGCAGCACTACAAGGTGTAGCGGCAGGAGCTGGTGTAGCGGGCGGATCTGGTTCAGATGGAATTTTCTTTGCAGTACAAAACAGAGGAAACATTTGGAGTGGAGGTAACCCAGTTGCTTTAGCAGGTTTTGACTCAGTTATTCAGAGATTAGATAAGCAAGGTTCTATTGAAGAGAATGTAATATTCGTTAATAGAAACTTCTCATTTGATATAGATGATATGTTAGCGGCACAAAACTCTTACGGAGCGGGTGGTACTTCTTATGGTTTATTTGATAATGATAAAGAAATGGCTCTTAATTTAGGTTTCACAGGATTTAGAAGAGGTTACGATTTCTATAAGTCTGACTGGAAATACCTAAACGATCCTACAATGAGAGGTGGTTTAGAAGGTGGACGAGTAAATGGACTTATGGTTCCTGCTGGTTCAACTACTGTTTATGACCAAATCTTAGGGAAGAATGCTAAAAGACCATTCCTTCATGTTAGATACAGAGCTTCAGAAACTGAAGACAGACGTTACAAAACTTGGATTACTGGTTCTGCTGGTGGTGCAAGAACAGATACTAATGATAGTATGACTGTTAACTTCTTGTCTGAAAGAGCTGTATGTACTTTAGGAGCGAATAACTTCTTTATATTCCAACAGTAAGTAGGTAGGTAGTACAACAATAGAAGGGGAGGAAATAAACCTCCTCCCCTTTTTTTTAAATTAAATAAAATTAAAATTAAATAGAATGAAAAAGCAAAAGTTAGAAAACAAATCGTACAAGTTAACAGGAAACAAATCTCCTTTAGCGTTTATGTTAGCATCAAGACATCACAAAAGAAACACACTAATGTATTTTGATGAAGAGCAAGGAATCAATAGACCTCTTCGTTATGCAAGAAATCAAAAAAGTCCATTTGAAGATGAGCAAGATGGAAATGCAATATTAGAACCAATAGTTTTTGAAGATGGAATGTTATCAGTATCCAAAGAAAATCAAATATTACAAAAGTTTTTATCTTATCATCCTGGGAACGGAAGAGTATTTGAAGAGATTAATGTTAAAAGAGATGCTGCTGAACAATTAGAAAGTGTAGAGTTAGAACTAGACGCGCAGATTTTAGCAAGAGACTTAGATACTGATAAATTAATAAGTGTGTGTAGAGTTTTCTTAGGGGCTTCAGTAGATAAAATGTCTATTCCAGAATTAAAAAGAGACGTATTATTATTTGCAAAAGAAGATCCTTATGAATTTATGGAGGTTTTAGATGATCCAATGTTAGAGTTGACTAATGTAGTGGCTCAATTTTTTGAAGAGTCTTTATTAGTTTATAAAAATTCAAATAAAGATGTTTACTTTAATCTTAAAAAGAATAAAAGCAAACTTCTTACCATTCCTTTTGGGGAAGAAGCATATTACATTGTAGCTTCATTTATGCAGTCTGATGACGGCTTAGAAACATATAAACTTTTAAAAAAGAGCTTAAATAATAAACAATAGTTTATTTATCTTTGTTCTTTATTAACCTTAATCACATTATTTATTATGGAAAAATTTTTAAGCGTACCAATTTGGGCTGCTGGAGTTATAGTGAACTATCAATTAGTACCTTGTACGGACATCAAAGTTATAGAGGTGGGAAATCAAGCAGGTGCTGCTACTGCAACAACAACAACTTTATTTTATGGAGATGGTTCTGATGTTGTTATTACTCATGCAACTGTAGGAGCGCCATCGGCAACAAATTCTGGAACTCAATTTAGACAAGAATTACAAATTGCAGTAGTTGAGGCGTTACAATCGTCATGGACTAATCCATCTTTAGTATTTAGCCCTACGTTTCAAGTTTCAGCTATAGTTTTCATCTAACATTTATTAACCTTAATCACATTATTTATTATGGAAAAATTTCTTAGCATCCCCGTCT